CGGCTTTATGCTGATGACCGTCGCATTAATATTGAGCTGCGGCTTTTGTGTTTGGTTATCCCGCGTGATGCTGGTCACCTCGAAATCTTTACGCTGATAAGTGAAGACGATAGGATTAAATGCCGCATTCCAGCGCGAGATATTGCCGCCGCCTAAGTCGACGGATGGATCACCGATCAGCAAGTTACGAACGGTAAGCAGGGTAAATTGCTTAACCGCAGTGCAATTATTGGCATCGCGAATGTAAGCAGTGTGGGAACCGCTGGTTAACCCGGTAAAAGTATGGGACGATTGATAATTGCCGGCATCCAAACTGTACTGGATTGGCCCATAGCTGGATGATGCATTGATGGTGATCTGTCCATCAGCTGCGCCGGGTGCTGATTCTTTTCTATCAGTAACAACTGCATCGATGACAGCATCGCACACGGCAGGGTTCGGGCTTGGCGTGCCTGCGGCAGAATCGACCACGGTAAAATTACGAATGTCGACTATCATACCGTCCGAAGCCTGCTTGCGACTCAGGATGCCGCTGTAGATCAAGAGGCTTTGACCCGGAACGATGAAGCCGTGATTGTTGGTATTACCGGTATCGTAAAATGCAACAGTAACGGCCATATTGTTACCATTGGCGGGATTGTTGTTCTCGTCGGTAATAATGATATAGACATCGCCATTGGTATAGACGATGCCATTATCGGTGGTGCTCACCTGGTTGGTGATCTGGATTTGGGGAAATAAAGACATGGTTGATTAGGTTGATTAGGTTAAGTGGTTGATTGAGTTGTATTGATTGTAGTGGTTGTAGAGGTTATCGACGTTATAAAGGTTGTAGTAGTTGAATAGATCGGCTATTGACTTTGGTGTTAAAATTCAACTTAATCTAACTCAATCAACCAACTCAGCGACGATACCGTCAATCAGCGGATCAAGTCGCAGATTAATATTGGCTTCACTCAGTGGTTCGGACAGGATGCCTGGAGTGCCGGGGCAGCCGTTTTGGTCGATTGATTTTTTGATAGCCCAGGCGGCTTTGTCGGGGATGCCTTTGGCCTGGCACCATTGGTTGATGCGGTCGATCATGGGCGGACTGCCGGACATTGGTCCCGACTGGTAGGGCCGCGACCTGTTTCCAGTATTTGCAGGTAGCCCGGTAGTTGCAATTGACCGCTATCGCCATCAGTTTCGATTACGATTTGCTGCCCGGTTTGCCCGGTGGCGTATTTTCCATTTGATTGCATTGAATGGATTAGGTCGGATTTGAGGGATTCTAAAAAAGAGGTTAAATGGTCATTAGTCATTGAGGGTTGGTGGGTGTGGGATAGCATGTCGCAGATTTGACTCACCCGGTCATTGCTTCGCTCGACCACCCTCTCTATGCTGCGCATAAAGAGGGGTTTTAATTCTTTTTCTTACCCTCTTTCCACAAAGTGGAGAGAGGGTCGAACAGCGCAGCGCATTCGGGGTGAGTCTACGCGGATTAATAATTTTCGAAATACATCGCAGCCAACGTGATTGTCAAGCTAACCCCCGTTGAGTTAACGTCGAATTTATTATAAACGGGCAGGCATTTGGCTTTGTCGCCGGCTTTGATGCGGAAATAGCGACCGTCGCCTTCGCGGTATTTGGAGGCTTTGACGATGAATTCGTTCGCCATCCGGAGTGCCTGGTTCACATAATCTTCGTTTCCTGATGTGTATTGATCGAACTCGGTTTTGTAAAGAAACTCGAGATAGAGTGAGAATTTATTGTCTACCGAGCCATTCACCTGCGGCGAAAGGTCAATGGGCTGCAGAGGGTACAGGAACACGCACGGAAACGAGGCGTCATCCGCAAGCTGATTGATCTCATTAACGGTTCCGTAAATAAAAGTGGGTTGCTCGGTAAGCGATTGAGTGATCGCTTCGATTTGATTTCTGATTGGCATGAGGTTGGTTTATTGGCCATTGATCATTAGTTCATTGGTGTTGTCTGTGTCGGAATTTTAAAGAAAAACGTCATTGCGATGAACGGCCCGAGCGGTGAAGAAGCAATCGCACGCTATACAGAGCGAATAGGAAGTTTAGAACCCCTTTCTGGTTTAAGAGTTCAGCGCTCTTAAACCAGAAAAAGTGGTAACTTCGGCTAAGCTTTATCGGAATGAAAGGACCTTTCTTTTGGACACCATGGAGAATCAGTATTGTTATATTTCTGTTTTCTATTCTCGTATTATGGGTGTTTTATGAGTTTTTTAGTCACGTTGGGTGTTGTTAAAAATGCCTCAATCGTAACTCGTAATTCTAAAATCGTAAATCACCTCTGCGCATTCAATAATTCCTGGTAGCGCCGCTGATATTCTGCTTCGGTCTTATTTAAAAGTAGTTTGGTTAGCACCCGGTCGTAGGGGAGGGCGAGGATTTCGACCCATTTGGTGACGTCGCCGCCGGCGAGGGAATTGACGGTGTTTATGTATTTAAATTTTTCAAACGCCGCAACACCTGCCTTCTTCTCCAATACAGATGCAGGCGCTGAAAGAACCCGATCTTCTGTTTCAATAAGTCGGGATAACAGGAAAAAAAATGTTTGGCTATGGGTAGTGCCTCCGTTACCCTTAATTTTTTCACTTCTTCGTTGAATTCCTCGGCTTCGTATTCATCGTATCTTTTGCCAGTTGCCCTGCAAAAAAAGTATTGGGCCAACACGTTGCAGCAGGCTTTAAGCGATGGCTGAAAATGTTCCTGCCAGTTTTCTTCGCCGTACAGGCAGATGTGGTAGTTGATCTCGTCGGCAATGATATCGCGCGCGGCTAAAAAAGCGCCGGCAGGTTCAACCGACAAATTATGGATCACCTTAACGTCCACCTTGCGCTTGCCCAGTATAAAGGTGACGCTATTCGGAACTGTCTCGTTGTTATACAGGTATTTGATCTGGTTGGCCAGCGATTCTACATATTCGCCGAAGATGCTGAAGTCGTCAAAATTAATGACGTTGTTGAGTTCTTCTTTCGGAATGCCTGAGAGAATGCTGATGGCATCCAGGTCGTTCAGGTAATGTTTTTCCTGCATCCCGATCATTTGACCGAGCGTGATCTCGTTAAGGATAGTAGGTATGCGCACCCTTAAGCTACCATCGATTGTCTTTAATGTTTTTTCGATCATAGATTAATCAAATTTGAGAGCGGCGCCTACGAGTTTGTTTCCTTATAGGGAAGTTTGCTTTTGGGCATAGCTAATTTACTGATTTTTAATTTATTTAATGCAATATATCTCAGCGGATCGATCAGGTGATTAAAACGGTCAACTGGTTCATTTATCGTTTTACCTGAACGATCCATCCGCCATTTGTATCGACTCAATTCTTCACGCAGATTGATACTGCTCCTGGTGACGTTGAGCCTGTAACGTTTTAGAATATCGATGGAGTTCTTAACGCTGTCCGCACCTTTTTTTACGCTGGTCATATACCAACCTAAACGTTTAAGCTCTTCAATTGATTTAGGTTCGGCGCTATCAGCAATTATTTCGGTTCGTTTGCTGATTCCAAGGCCGGTTAGCTTTTCTGATATATCCAGGTTGGTTAAGCCGGTTTCGTATATCAGCTCGTTTATCCATAGCTCACCGTTGTAACGGTACACCTCGATGCAGCCGGTTTCATCGTTGGTAAAGCCAAAATCAAGCCCCAGTGCCAGCAGGTTTGCGTCCTTAGGAATGGTGTCGCATAGTTTCCAATTAGTAAGGACGAGGCCGTTGACCTTTCCGGTAAGTCCGCGTGCATACACTTTCCATTGTTCTTCATCCACCTGCCGGAGCGATTCGATCTTATTGTGCGTACCATCATCAAGGAATGGATTATGGCGATGGTCGGATATAATAAGCTTCACATCGCCTCGCCCAATTAAATTGTCATGTACCCAAAAAGCTGCGTTAGGGTTATAGTCGATATAGATCCGTTTTCGCGTTCGCAAAGCCAGTTCACTGTAGATCTGCCAGTCTATGCCATTCGCCTCGTTTATAAATAAATAATCTCTTTTTCCTGACTTCGCATCCTGTGCATCTGAATAACTTTTGAATTCTACGATGCTGCTGTTATTAAACAAAAAAACACGGTCGGACTTTGTATAAGATTTGACGCTTGCCCTTATCTGTTCGGAATCATTATACATTTTCAGGGCATCACGCAGGGCACCGGCTTTTAGGTTTGGAATGTCTTGCCCGACAACGGTGATTACCTGTTTCGATTGTTTACAGGCAATCCTAAAAAGCACCTGCATAATGGCGTAAGTTTTGCCCGAACTGGTTCCGCCCTGGTTGACCACAATCGGTGCCGTGGCCTCATGATTTGCAGGGAAAAGTACAGAGGTTTGTTGCTTTGCCGGCATTTGAGTTATAGTAATGTGTTGGTAATTTTATTTTTATAGTGCAACATCCCCTTCAGAAAAGGCGAGTGGTGGCCCTGAACGGATGAGCTCGGTTTTGAGGTCTATATTTGTGGCCCCGGACGGTCTGTTATTGTAGCGATCATTCCATCCCAGGCCTTTTAACGCAAAAATGGCACCTGAAGACGGCCCGTTAAGCAGCTTTTTTTCATATTCGGCCATGATACGTAGACGAGCGCGTTGAAGTAATCCGGAGTATTTGCCCTTAGCTTCGTGTAGCTCCATCTGCGTAAGGTTACTAAAACCCAGGTGAAAAGCTAATCCGGCAATAGTAGGAGGTTCAGGTTCACGATCATAAACCTTTACATCCTTTAATTCGCCTTTGACTTCCTTTTGTTCGATAGGATATTCGCCTTCAATCCATTTGAAATAACACGTGATAAGGCTGTCCAGCTCTTCAGCTGAAGTAAATTTTTTCTTAGTCTTTTTCATTGATGATTTGAATGCCGATTGGCATAAAGGGATGATCAAAGATACTCATATTTTTAGTGAAGTGCAAGTTAGGTGCCCGTTATTGCTAAGTAGTTGATTGAGTTGATTATGTTAAGAGGTGGTTGTGACCTCGGTAACTAAACAAGAAAAATTTCCGTTTTAAAAAGAAAAATATTACCTTTGGATATGGGAGAAGAAAAAAAGAAGGCTAAGTACATTTACGAAGATGGTAAACGACACAAAGTTTATGATACCGAGGATATGCCACTGAGCCAGGTATCGGATCTGCTGGTGCCGTATACCAATTACTTCCGGTCGCCAATTGCCAAGCTGGATGCTATAAAAAGAGGATTACGCCCTAATGCCATTAATGATCTGATAGAGATAACAGGAGCCACCCAAACCGATATATCCAAATGGCTGGATATCACTGAACCAACTTTGCGTAAGCACATCCAGAATACCCGTGAGCTTAACCTGGGTCTCAGCGAGCACATTATCCAGCTATTTGAGCTTTTTGATAAGGGGCTTGATACCTTCGGCTCGCTCAGTGAGTTCAAAAACTGGCTGAAGCACTACAATACAGGTATTGATGCTACCCCTTATGATATACTGGATACCATTACCGGTATTGGTATCGTGATCAATGA